GACTGCAACTCGTTAAGTTCTAATAACTGCCTGCCAATGATCTCTTCTGCGCTCATAGGTTTCCTTTGGAGTTGTTGCCCCCGCCCCGAAGGGCGAGGGCGGTTTTACCTATCGGCTAGGCGTTCCAGTCACGGTTTGCCTTAACAAGAAGGTAATCTACATCCATGATGGCAAGTTCAGTCGTGTTAGCGGCAGCAGCAAGACAAACAGCCAAATTGGTTGTTGTCGAACATGCACCTTTAACCGTCTGCTTCAAGTCACCGTCGATGTACCAACGACAAGTCCCGTTAGTATCAACTTCAAGTCTAAGGATTTGCCACTCACCAGCTACAGCGTCATCGTTTAGATCAACAGCAGTAGTAGTGGTTGAAGCCGTGGCAGTACCACCACTGTGGATGCCGTGCCAGTCTTCATCGTCAGTAAGTTCACTACTCAGGTAAAACCCAACACAGTCCGCAGGGATAGTGATGGTTGTCGCTGAAGCGTTAATGACGATATCTTCAAGCTGCTCATCAACCGAAAGGATGCTGGTCAGCCCAAAGAATATTTCTTTAGTGTCCAAGTCGGGAAGTTGAACACGAGTTTCAAGAACAATCGTCCCCATTAGCCCAACATCGAGACCGATGTGTGTGCCGATAAAGGTCGTGTCAGCGTCGGTATTGCCAGAAGTGATTGTTACAACGCCCGAAAGCGCGTCCTTACCTGCGATACCTGCATCAGAGTCCTCGAACCCCTCGCCACCGGCGTAGAAGGCTCCCAAATCCGCTGTATCAGCGGTTAGTGCCAGAGTGTCCCCGACTCCAAAAAAGTCGTTGAAAAGTCGGATACGTCCCACTTCTCCTTGAGCGTTTATAGCCATTTTCTATTACCTCGTCCCCTTACCGATAAGGCGGGTTTGGGACTAATTGTTTAGAGACTCTAATTGAGCCTCTTACTAGCATCGTTAGCTAGTCGGAACGCTTGCGTCACTCTGAATCTCGAAGAGCCAGTTGCCCGAAGATCGCTCGGCGTACGCGTACTCGTCGCGATGAAGCATGTTAGTGCCACCACCACCGATGAACTCGTCACGAACCATCTTCACAAACGGCGCACGAGCCTGACACAGAACGATGGCTCCACCGGGACCGGAGGCGAAAACGCCACCCTTTGCGTCATCCCCAGTAATAATCGGAATGTTGTCGTCCTGGAAGAACGCTGCGTCTGCAATCGGAAGCATAAAGCCTCTTTTGTAAACTTCAGCAGTTGCACCAACAGGAATCGGGTACGTTCCAACTCCATCAATCAGTTCGTCGTACAGGTCTTTGGCCTGAAAGCCGTGGAGCACAAAAGAAACCGGGCCATCCCACGTCTCGGTAGTGTTGCTGCGGATGCGGTATGCACCTGCGGCTACAACACCCGACGTAAGGGTTGTACCGGCTCCTCCGAGAATCGTGGTAGCACCGTCAAGAACGGTGATGCCGTCAATGTCCTTCTTGCGCTCAATAGCGTTCTGAGCAAGCGCACCCGTCTTCGCAATCACGTTCTTCGAGACGTTGCGAGCCGCACGGTCCGTAAGGAACGTGTGAACCGAAATCATTTCGGGCGTGATTGAAAACGGAGTGTCTGCGAGAACCTGGGGATTGTCTTCCTCAGAGGTCTCGGTGATTGCTGATGCAGTCAACTGCGCCAGCGAGATTTCTTTCCAACTGTTACCGGCTCCCGTACCCAGTTTTACCCGGTCGGCCAGTTGCGACATCACGCCCTTCGTCTCTCGGACGATTCGGGCCTGATTCACAATATCTGGGAGAGAGTCAGCAAGAGAGGATGTATATGTCGTCCCTGTTGCCATAATGTTCTCCGGTTAAGAGCCTATCCCCAGCTACATGTTTCCACGTTTTTGCTGGATTGCGATGGCTCGTGCTGTGTCGTCGTTTCGTCCTGCGGCGTAATCCGCCATGAACTGTGCATCTGACTGAGAACCCGATTGGCTCCCCCCGGAATCCAGTTGGTTTTCTGGACCGCCTGCGGGAACAACCGACTTCTTAGCTTCAGCCGATGCTGTCTCTGCCCTAGATGACGCAACCTTCCCCGCCTCGGCAGCAATCTCCGCAATAGCTTCTCCGAGGTAACTGAACTCTGGAGACAGGGCGTTATTAGCGTCCTGAAACTCCGTGATCCTCGTCACCCCGAAAGCGGCTACCTTGTTGAGAGCAGTCTCGATAGGCTCGGAAAGGTTGTGCTTTTCGGTAAGGTCTTTTGTGAAAGCCGTCAACATCCCCATCGCAGCATTTTGATTCTGCTGAACCACTTGCTGTTGCTGGGCTGTCTGTGCTTCGTTCAACTGTTCGGCTTGCGCTTCGCTCCGCAATCTTCCCGCAAGATTGTCGCCTGCTTCTGCGACCCGCTGGGCATACATATCTGGTGTAAGCCCTTGCTCGTCGTAAAAACGTGCTAAATCTCTGCGGTGCGCCTCAACTTGCGTTTCTATTGCCTGTTGAGATGCTGCTTCTGCGGCCTGTGCTGCTACCTGCCTTGCTTCAGCCTGGGCTGCTGCAATCTGCCTGTCCGCTGATGCTTGAAGATTACGGAACTCTTCGGTATCTCTTATGTTTACCGGAGGTGCTGCTTCTTCAGTATCAGTTTCTTCAGCAGGTTCTTCAGTAGTTTCTTCAGCGACAGGTTCGCTCGCCGTTTCTTCCGGTTCATCAGTAGCTTCGGGTTCCGACGCAACCGCTACAGGCTGATCCTCTTCCGGTGACTCTGCGGGGGTTTCCTCGTCGAGAATGTCGTCGGGACCAAGTTGATAAACCTGGGCCTCGCTTACATCGCTCGCAACAAAAGATTCCTCGGCAGCTTCTACTGAAGGAGAATCAACAACTGCCTCAGTTGTCGAAACCGTATCTGCTGGTGTAACCAAGTGAAGACTCCTAACTACGCCATAGTGTAGCGCATTGATGGTAAATCACTATATATAGGGGTTTATCGGGGTGGTATCACCGTATTGCAAACGCGTCGAAAGGCACGCGTTGTTCGTTTTCACGTATCGTGAATGGGCTGGGTTGTTGTGTCTGAGTTTCAACATCTGCTCGTTCTATATTGTATGTCGAAGTTCCAACACCAAATACCGGCAAAGCACCAAGCGCGCTACCGTTTCGCCATCCGTACTCGTCTATAGCATCAACAACATCTACGGCTGTTAATGGAATAACTTGCTTTAACACTTCAACCTCTCGAACCGAACTGATCCCGATGTGATCTGCCAGTTGGTCAAGCGGGTCGGGTAGGCGACCTTTATCTACGCGAAGACCTTTGCCATCTTTATCTTCTAATTCTTCTCCGATAAAGGTTCGCCCAAAAAGTTCGTTACCGATAAGGGCTGGGATGCCCGGAGAAATCTTAGATCGCCCGAAATTTAAGAGGCGTTCTATACGAGAAGTATTCGGGAAATCCTGTGCTCCCCGTATCTCACCCGTGTCTCGGTCTTTTTGCTGATTAACCGTGACCTGCGCCATATAACGTGCTATCGGCTGAAAGCCAGCCCAAAAATTGATTCGCGTTCGCCCTATTCGTATTTGCCCAAAATCTGTTGATCGCGAGTCAAGCTCTACATCAGCTATGTCGCTAATCTTTACGATAGCTAAAATCGTCATTCCAAGCCCAAAAGACGCAGCCATGTTTTCTGCTGCCAGTCGCCTTACATGCGGGTCAAGTAACTGTGTCGGTGCTTGGATGCGAGATGCAAGCAAGCGAGGCGACCAAAACCCTATCTGAAGTGTGTCAGCTATCGGTTCAAGTTTTCCAAGCGTCCCACGACCAGTGAAGATATTAAGGAAATTATTTAGAGAATCTATTTTTTCGCTGGGTATTGGGTTTATTGGCCCCCCTGGGACGTCGGGCTTCTGCCAGTTACGGATAGTCTTTTTTGCAACATCAACTTTTAGCTTGTTGCCAAACGTGTTGAATGTCCGCGCTGATAACCGCACACCGGGGATTTTATTGGTAAACCGAGATATAAATGCTTCCTCACGAGGGGCTAAACGTGAAACTGCACCTGCGGCTCCTTCCACATCTGGAACAAAAAGGTCAATACGTCCTGGCCCACGATCAATCAACCCAAATTGGCGCGCTTCTTCGATTAGTTCCATGTTGATTTGTCGCGCTTTTTCTGGTGAAAACGCCTGAAACATCGCTTTGAACGCAGCAGCAAATTCTATTGGATTTCTTCCGCCAAGCAAAAAGCCTTGCCTGAACGGAAACGAAAGGTCGAAGGCTGACATCATAGTTTTCGGAATTGTTAATACGTCAAATACAAACGGAACAGCACGCTCACGCAGACTACGTGGGCGACTAAGAAAGGCGTCTACCAATTCACGTCCAAACATCTGCTCCAAAAGCGTGAGTTCACTACGAGTTGGCGATTCACCTTTAAGTAACTTCATTAAACCTACATGCGTATTTTGTTTATCAAAATATCGCAATGGTGATCTACGAATCCGTTCTGAAAGTAAAAACACGTCTTCAGTTGTCATCGTTGGAGGCTGAAATTTAGGATCAGGCAGCGGTCCAACTAGCGGACCTCTTGCTCGTGCAAACGCCTCCGGTCCCTGTCCTCTTTCAAGAATGTTTGCACCAGCACCAACTCTACGTTTAAGTTCTGCGCTCCGTAAAACTCGTATCTGCTCTGGCGATAGCGGCCCTGCTTCTCGTAATTGGCGAGCCAACGCAACAACGGCAGCATCGGTCGGTTCTTTAGCACGCAAGCGTTTTTCAAGAGATTCGAGTGCCACTTGCCTTTCTAGCTGATTTGAAAGTTTCAGTCCGCCCGAGAAAGATTGCTGACGGCGCAGTTGCTTTATCTCAACCTCTAATGCCTTACGTTGTGCTGCTGTTCCTGGCAGCGCAGGCGGCGGTGCTGCCGCTTGCGTTACAGGCGGCACGGCCTCGTCCGCAGCACGCACAGGAGTCGTGGCGGGGGCTATCTGTCCTACTGCCTGTTGGGATCGTCTTCGTGCTTGCTCATCGGGTAGTAATGCGCTCCTTCTGATTAAGAGTTCTTCTTCGCCACCAGAAGTCAAAGTGTGTTTTGAGCGGAGTCCCGTTATGTCGGCAAGAACATCATCTCGTCGCACTATGAACTCGTCGAGCGGACGCGCTCCCACTTGCAGGGATGAAAAGCCTTCGCTGAACTTACGTGCAACACCGGGGTCTAATGAAACCGGAACGGCATTGTTCCCCTCAAACAATCCACCACCACGGAATACTGTGAACTCGTTAGGAAGTCCACGGGCATCTAACATCTGCGGTGTAACTTCAGCAAGTTCGTCTAGGAACGCTGTTACATCTGTCGGTCGCACAGTATCCAAATCGAATGTTTCTGCAAAGGCAAACTCTGGGTCACTTGCAAACGCATCAGACACAATTTCTGATATGGGTGTTTGACGATCTTCGCGACTAAGCAATCTCATCAAACGAGTTCGTGAAGGCGGCAGTTGATTGATACGAGTTGCAACATCACCCGTGAAACGCCCTGCGCCTCCTGCGGCCTCCTCCCCAGCACGCACAGGCTGCGGGGCGGGGGTGGCTTGTCCGAGTACGTTGCGTATCTGGTCTAGTGTTATGTCTCTTATTTCGCCGGTTCCAACTCGGTATCCAACAAGGGTTCGCGCTCCCGTTAGGTCAGCAACAGCCTCGGCAATCTCAAATAATTCAGGTCGGCTAAAAGAGTTGGCAAAAGCCTTGTCCTCAAATGGGAGAGGGTTCCCTGCTAGGTCAAGTCCACGAACCTCTATCTGGAAAGCGTCGCCGCCGGTGGGCATACGTCGAGCGGCAATCGCAGCAAGCGGTTGGCCGTCATCGGTCCAGACTTGCATCCGAATAACGGGACCAAGCGCACCTTGCTTTGCACCTTCTTCAAGCGCAGCGACGGACGCCTCTGGGTCAGTAACGTCAAGGATTTTGAAACGCCCACTACGAGTTGGGACAACGTTCTGAACGCCACCTTCAGGAAAACTAGCGAGCCTGTCGATTGGCGTCTGTCCCGCCCCCGCAACTTCGTCCGCAGCACGCACAGGCGGTACGTCAGGGGTGGCGGGGCGGTCAACGTTTTGTATTCCAAGTTCTTCGGGCGTAAATTCTTCCAGCCTATCCTGAATAGCGTGATTTTTGTCTGCAAGGTCTTTTATATTCTGTTTTAGCTGTTTGACGCTCGCTATATTCCTCTCTCGTACAGCGAGCCGTTCCTCTCGTGTCGCTCCTTCAAGTGCTTCTTCTGCTGGATTTAAGCGTGTACCCCAATTTCTAAGTGCTTCGCCAGCCTCCCTCTGAGCCTTCTGTATCTCATCTAACTCATCGAACAGTTCCTCAACCTGAGCCGCACGCGCAGCGCGCGCTCCCCCCGCTACGTCGGGGGTGGCGGGGCGTGCAGCCCCCGAAACGTCGTCGGCCAGAGAAAGACCTCTACGTCGCGCTTCAAGTGTCAGGGCGTTTAGGTCAGTAACGAAGCTGAGTCGTGCCGAAGCACTA